CCAGGTACACCGTTGCAATACTGGTTTGATCGTCAGTTGACGCCGGTTATGGTCACATGGCCTGTTTGTGATGCGACTGCTGCAAACAACACGGTTCAACTGTATCGGCAGCGTCAGATTGCCGATATTGGTTCGCTTACAGAAACATTAGACATTCCGCAGCGTTGGCTGGATGCGATCTGTTGGCAATTGGCTAAAAACCTGTCGTTTGAAATCATTGGTGCGCCACAAGAACGTATCGGATTATGTACCACAATGGCTCAAAATGCCTTGGCTGAAGTACAGATGGAAGAACGAGATAACTCTCCCGTGTCGTTGATACCGAATATCGGCGTCTACAACTACTAACATGTCGCTATTTCATTCAATCGACAAACACAGTCCCACGCTAGGGGTATGTATGCGGTGTAGATTGAAAAAGCAACGGTACGAACTACGGGGTGATCCTAACTCTCCTGGCCTGTTAGTTTGTAAATCTTGTTCAGACGACCTTGATCCTTATCGCAAGCATCAAAGAGAACCTGAAAATATTACGGTTCACAGACCTTCACTAGATGAGGCGTTAGATGGCTGAAGCACTTACCTACAATTCTTTGATTTCTGATATTCAGCTTTACGCTGAAAGATCAGACGCTGAGTTTTCTGCACAAATACCTCGATTCATAATGCTGGCTGAAAATCGTTTGGCTAGCGAAATACGGGGTCTAGGTTATCTTAGAATAGCGAACTTCACGTTAAGTCTTGGCAACCCTGTTATTGAGAAACCTGCCCGTTGGAGAGAAACTGAGAGTCTTTCAATTGACGTTGGTAATTCCAAGAAGTTTTTGAAACTGAGAGGGTTACAATACCTCCAGTCATATTGGCCTGACACCTCGTTAAAAGACGAACCATCCTTGTATTCAGACTACGATTACGAACATTGGTTGATTGCTCCGACCCCTGATGCGGGTTATTCGGCAACGGTCAACTATTACGAAAGACCGCAACCGTTGGATGCGTCAAATCAAACCAATTGGACGACACAATATGCGCCGCAGTTGTTGCTCTATGCGACGTTGCTAGAGGTTCAACCGTTCTTGAAGACAAGCGAACGGTTGCAAGAATTCCAGATGATGTTTGACCGTGCAGCCGCAGCAGTCAACAAAGAGAACGTAAGCAATATGACAGATAAGTCTTCTAACAGGGGCCAAAAATGACAACCTATTCCGATGTTTTTGGTTCAAATACGGTAAATCCGTCTAGACAGACCTACTCTTCGCAGACATTCACTACGGACTCTACGCTGCAATGGTCGTTCAATTACGATGGAACGGGCGGTTATATATCTTCGATAATGGATATAACTTGTTCCGCTGGTCTTATTTTGACGCTTCCGTTTGCATCCGAAGTCAGTAAAGGTGAGGATTTTCTAGTTCGTAACATCGGGACAAACAGCGTAACCATTGTTGATTCTATCGGCAACACTGTTACAACTGTTTCTAGTGGTGTAGCCAAGTATATCTTTGTAACTGACAATAGCTCAGAAGCGGGTACTTGGGCAGTTGTTTCTTATGGTGTTGGCTCATCTTCAGCCGATGCAGCCTCGTTGATCGGTTATGGTATCAAGGCTGTTTCAACAAGTTTGAACCAAGCTCACCCTGTCGTTACTTCTGCCGCAGGTATAACCATAGATACAAGCTATCGTTCAAAAGTATTGGTTCATACCGGTGGTGTCGCCACCTACACGTTTTCCGCAGTGGCAACATTGGCCGACGACTTCTTCCTGTTGTTCAGAAATAGCGGAACAGGGACGGTCACATTAGACCCGAATTCAAGTGAATTGATTGACGGTGCTTCTAGCATCACGATCCAACCCGGTGAATCTCTAACAATAGCTTGCTCAGGTTCAGCGTTATATTCGATTGGATTGGGCAAATCCGTCCAATACAATTTCACTCAATTGACAAAAGATGTTTCGGCTGGAGGAACTATAACGCTTAGTCCTACCGAAGCGTCTAACAAACTGTTGACATTCACAGGTACACCATCGGCCACAGTAACCGTTATTGTCCCTCCTGTAGTTGCGATTTACTACACGTATAACAATTGTTCAACTTCAAACAGTGTAATCGTCAAGACTTCGTTAGGTACAGGGGTAACTGTCGCTCAGACATCTAGAACTATCGCTTTTTGTGATGGAACAGACATTGTTTCTGCACAAAGTACCACTGTCGTATCTTCAATTAGTGCTACCGATGGTTCCGCTGCCTCTCCTGCTATAAACTTTGCAACTAAGACTAACACAGGTATCTACAAGTCTTCTTCTCAAGATTTAGGGATAGCTGTCAACGGTACTTCGGTTGGTGTGTTCACATCAAACGGTTTGACAACCGCCGCGTCAGGAAACCTTATAGCAACCAATTTGAACGCTGCTCTTGCTGAGTTACAAGGTAGCATTGATACCATCAGTACAACGTTGGTAGTGTCCGATAAGACCACTGCGTATTCTGTTGTGGCTAATGATGTTGGCTCGATAATTCGCACAACATCTGGATCAGGGGCGATAACGCTACCATCTTGTGCTGCAATAGGCGTTGGATTTAATTTCTATTATTACAATTACGGTGGAGGAAGCCCTATAGCGATAACTAGAGTAGGAAGTGATACGTTTGCTACAGGGGACAATTCGTGGAGTGTACCGATTGGACAAACTGTAAGAGTTGTTTGTGTGGATGCTTCCGCGTCAGGTAAGTGGTCGATAGTACAAGCATCTGGAATCGGTTCAGGAAGTTTGTCAGTATCACTAGGTGCTTACGCTCAGTCCACAGGCACCTGTACTGTCGCTATCGGCTATAATTCTGCTGGTGCTGGAACTAACGCTACTGCAATAGGAACAGCGACTGCTTGCAGCGGCGTCAAGGGTGTAGCCCTTGGGGATTCGGCCAACTGTGCTGCTAATTATGGAACAGCCATTGGTTCTAATGGTTCAGGAAGCGCAGCCGTATGCGCTACAGGAGCAGGTTCTGTAGCAATCGGTGGTTCTTACTCCGTTGGCGGGGATTCGTTTGCTGCCGTAATAACCAACAACACTGCTTCTTATGGTGCGACTGGGGCGAATGGTATTGCGATTGGCAAATTAGCTAAAGCAAGCGGGGTAGACTCGATAAGTATTGGAACCAGTACAATAGCGAATCAAACTGGTGCAATAGCTATCGGTTCTTCTAGTACTGCAGCATCGCAATACTCTGTGGCGATAAATGGAGCTAGTGTTAGTACCTCTAATTCAAAATATTCATGCGCGATAGGTGTTGGGGCTTCTGTAGCTAGTATCTATGGTAAATATGCGTTTGCTTCTTACTATACGCCTGCCATTGGTGGAGGTACAGCAGGTCAAATGGGGACAACCGTTCTCGGTACAATTACAACCAATGCGACCCCTACTGCATTAACATCGGATACCAGTACAGTAAGTGCGTACAATCAAGTAGTCTTACCGAACGATTCGACTTACGCATTCACTATCCTTGTCGTTGCCCGTCGTACTGATGCGGATAATGAATCAGCAGGATATGAGTTTAAAGGTGTTATCGATAGGAACGGTTCTGCTGCAACGACTGCTTTAGTTGGTTCTGTTACGAAAACAGTATTGGCAGAAGATACTGCTGCATGGGATGTCAATGTGGCAGCAGATACAACCAACGGTGCGTTGGCTATAACCGTGACTGGAGAAGCAGCGAAAACCATTCGATGGTCAGCTACCTGCTGGACATCTGAGATAACTGGATAAGGAGTATCAAATGGCGATAAAAGTAAACGTATCTAATTCAAAGTATGGCGTACCGTTCAACGGAGCCTATTTTCGTATTGTATCCGCGCAAGTTAGTAGGACCAGAAACCCGTTGAGTAGGTTCACGGTTACTATTGATGTTGCTGGTTACGCTTCTGAACCGATCAATGATGAAATAGCAGAAGTTGATTTTCGCAGATACCACGTACCTTACTCAGAAGTAGCTGCAATAACTGGGGAAGATATCTTTGTAAAATGTTATAGTTGGTTGATGTTGCAAGATGACATGGCGGGCTCAGTTGGCGTTTAATGTGCTATACTTAAACCAGTTCAGGCAACGAAACTGTGGCCGACGTTGATACATACAGTTTACGGAAACCACTATGTCTGAAATTCAAAAACTATCACTGTTATCTTCAAAACCCGGAATACTAAGAGATGGGACTCTGCTCGACGGTGAAATGTATTCAGACGGGCAATGGGTTCGTTTTCAACGTGGTCGTCCTAAAAAGATCGGTGGTTATTCTTTAATTTCAGACCGTATTTCTGGGCCTACCAGAGACAATATCGTTTGGTCCCGTGGTGACCAGATCAACATCTTCTCATTTTCTAACTCGAAAATAGAGATGATTCAAGTTGATAACAACGGCAGCGGTTCTTCTGTCTCTGATGTAACCCCTTCTTCTGATTTCACAGGCGATACTGATTACCTGTGGTCTACAGATTCGATGTACGACGCTGCGGCAGGAAGTACCAAATCAATCGTACTGGCTGTTCCTACAAAAACAGCGTTGAATATTGACGATTTGACCGAGCATAAGTTGATTGTCGGTGCTGCTGATGGTTCTTCTGCTTTTACAGTTATTTCAGATGCTAACGGTGTGGCTAGTGGTGGCTGTTTTGTTTCAGCGCCCTACGCAGTGCTGTATGGTTCCGATGGAAAGGTCACTTGGTCAAACGCCAACGAACCTCAGAACTATACGACGGGTGATGCTGGAACAGCGCGTGTTTCAGGGGCCAAGATCGTACAGGGTTTCCCTATTCATTCAGGTTCGGGTGCGGCAGGTTTGCTATGGACTTTGACGGAATTGATCCGAATGGACTACATCGGTGGTCAAGCTATATTCAGGTTCTCCCGCGTAGGTTCTTGCTCCATTGTTGCTCAAAATTCAGTCATAGAATACGACGGTGTTTTCTATTGGATAGGTATCGACCGTTTCTATGTCTCAGAAGGTGGAACAGTCAAGGAGATACCCAATAACGTCAATTTGAATTGGTTGTTTGACAACCTTAACTACGAGCATCGCAATAAGATTTGGGCTATGAAGGTGCCAAGGTTTGGTGAGATTTGGTGGTTCTACCCAAGGGGTGATGCTACGGAATGTTCACATGCCATAATCTACAACGTGCGCGAACAAACGTGGTACGACTGTGAATTAGACCGTTCATCTGGCTATTACTCGCAAGTGTTTCAGTATCCGATCATGTGTTCTTCTAACAAAGGAACGATAAGAAGCATTGGTTACACGATAACAACGGGCGAATTCGTCATTGGAAACAGCATAAAAGGGTCCACTTCCGGGGCAATTGGGAACATTGTTGCCAATGGTAGCGCAACGTCTTTTCATGTCAAATTGATTGGATCGACTGAATTCTCTGTCGGTGAAAACTTCACAAAGATAAGCACAGACGCCGATACAGGAACGACTGACGTTGGCGTTGTAACCAGCACAACTGAACTCTATAAACTGTTCTTGCATGAACGTGGCAGAAATGCCGTAGATGACGATCAAGAAAGTGCCATAGATAGCTACATAACGACTGCTGACTTCGGATTACCTGCCAATCAAGGTGTGAACCGATTGACAAGATTGGTTCGTGTTGAACCTGACTTTTTGCAAGAAGGTTCCGTTGACCTCAGTGTCATTGGTTACGATTATGCCAATTCTCAACCGATTGAAGACGGTCCATTCTCATTTGATGCAACAACAGAAAAGATAGATTCACGTATTCAAAAGCGTCACATACTTTTGAAGTTTAGATCAAACGAGTTAAATGGTTTTTACGAAATGGGTAAAACCATACTTTGGACTGAGCCGGGAGACGTAAGACCATGAGCTTAACGCATCGTAATTCTGGTAGAAGTGCAGCTATTGCCGCCCAACAAGCCGCCCAACGGGAGGCCGAATTACTACCTGCTCAACAGCCCGTTGTTCAACAACAACCTGTAAACCAGTATCAAGCACTAATAAACAGTTGGTTGGCTGATCCTATTGTTTCTCAATACTACGGGGCAAAAGATAGCTTCGACTACAACACAATTGACCCACAGACGTTCTTTCAATCGCCTACCGAATATCTAAATTGGATTGGACCTACTCGTGAAGCAAAATTGTGGGGTGAAGGTAATCCCACATATACTGCCCCAGACTACGATGCTGCATACAATGCTGGTATTCAAAATTCAGGTTTGATTGTAAATACCAGTGGTAATGGAAATTTCAGAAATGTGGGTATGGGTGTAAATTATGCTAAGGATGACTACGGTAACGATGCTTATGATTTAGGTGTTGGTTCAGGTGGTACTTGGACAGACACATCTGGAAAAGATGAAGCGGGTTTGGATTCCTACACACCTTCAGATTCTTATATAAATTATCTAAACGATTTAGCTGAGTATTTTCCTGACCAGCAATTCAGGATCAACACAGCGTTATCACAAGCAGGTTTAGGTGGTCTTACAGTTGGGACAGCTAACGATAATGTAAACGTAAAAGCTCAAAGCGTACCTGACTATCTTAAAGATAGTCTTAGCATACAAGACTACTCGATGGACTCGCCTAGTCCGTATGCTTGGATGAATCCAAATATAGCCGATGTCGTTACTCCTGGAAGTGAGATTTCCGACCAAGTTTTGGTAAAAGGTTCTGAATTAGCCAAGTTATATCCTTCACTAAGCACGTTAAGCAATAAGATGGCCGAAGGCTACTCAGATGCTATGGTTCAACAAAACAACGTGCACGATCCAATGTTTGGTGGCCTTGGCGGGATAATAGGAACTATCCTATCGTTCACACCGCTTGCTCCACTTGGATACGCAATGCAAATGGCAACCGCCATAGATGAACGTAATCCACTCGGAGCATTGGCAGCAATTGCTGGAGCAGGTGGTTTCGGTAACTTAGGTGGGGCATTCAACGAATCAACGCAATTGGCCGATCTTGGCATGAACGCTAGTGAAATAGCGGCGCAGGTAGCGAATAGCTATGGTGTTCCGAGCATAATTTCCGATGTCATAGGTCAATATGGTTCATTGGCAGGCAATGCTGTGACAGGGCTTGAAGCTCTTGGTCTAGGGAATACGCTCGCCAATAGCACTGTGAATAGCGGCGTGTTGGGCGGTTTAACAGGTGCGGCAAACGGAGATATAGGACAGGGTATACTGGCAGGTATTACTGCTCCGCTGGTGGGCGCAGGGGTAAACCAAGGGGTAAATGCTCTGATGCCCACAGGTGGCACTGGAAACAGCATCTTAGACTCTGCAATAAACGGCGCAGCAGGCGGTTTGACTGGTGGTATCAGCAATAACATAACTGGCGGAAATGCTGACATACTTGATTCGGTAATTAATGGAGCACTTAAGAGTGGAACTAAGAATGCACTTGGTCAAGTCTGGAACGCTGCCAAAGGGTTGTTTGAAACGCCAGTTGATTACGAATGGCAGCAAGCGGCAGATATTTTCGATTTGACTGGTGGTGATGATCCTTACGGGCTTACGCAAAATTCAGGTAACTTCGACGGTTCATTTGACAAAGACTATCAACGGGAAGGCATGACTGACCAAGAATACAATACCGCCACAGGAGTCGGGCAAGGAGAGGTCACAACACACCCTTATTCACCACCTATTGTAGAAACAATCGACCCGCCACAACCTGAGTACTTTGCTCCTGACGAACAGACTACTTCGGTTGCGTCTGTTGCCAATGGTAATGACACTAATTGGGCAGACAGTGGTGCATTGGACATTCTTGGTACTTCTCCCGGTGGTACTCTCGATGCGTCCGATTGGTTACAAATGGCCGATCCATACACCCCGGTAAACGATCCGTTTGGTCAAGATTTGCCTGATATTTATGACAACGCGACTACTTCTCAAGCTGCGGCAGGTGTTTTGGCAGGGATGACGGAAAAACCCGATGCTAACGACATTAATTGGGACACTGTTGGAGACTTTGAAGGAAGCACGGTAAATGGACTAGACGACCCTTTCCCTGATTTCACCCCTGACTACAACATAAACAATGTAACTCCTATTGAAGACCTCAATCCTAACTACACGGTAGAACCGACGTATCCGATTTTT